GGACGTGGGGGGTAAAATCGGCACGGCGATTTACTTTCTTGACAATGTAGGACCGTGGCTGACGACGTTTGCACCGAATGTGACGCTCAACTGGCGAATCGCGAGACCGAACAACGCGCATTACGACCAGATAGCCCACTACAACACTAAAATCCCGGCGAGGTATCGGCAAGGGAACTATAGGTTGTACAGGCATCGAGCGACCTACCAGAATGTCCTAGACAGCATGGACCGGGTCCGCGGCATCCCAAATCCGCACGGAAGGCCAGAAGGGGATATCGATTTTGCGGTGGACGCGCAAATCGGGATGCAACCAAACAACCCGAGAAATCCGCAGCCGGCACAGACGCCATTGAACTCGCAGCCAGTCCAGATCCCTGTGAATCCACAACAGGTGCCTCAGACACAGGCGCCAGCCAATCCACAGACGGCGCGAGATCTCTGGCTCAGGGAACACAACGTCCAGCCTGCCGACTGGGAAGCATTCGTGCAGAACATCCCGGCCGACACAGCAGCAGCGGCTGATGCGTTGACGACCTTGATGGGCGGGGGTCTGATTGATGACCTCTCATATGACTCGAAAGCCACAGGAAACACGAACCATTGGAGGGCACAGAAGCTGAGTGATTATGGAGTATGGCGCGAACAGAATCTGGAAATGATCGAGCGAATGGCGCAGGAGCTGGGAGAAGGGCCTCTGATGGTCGAGATGCGCCAGAGGAACAACGAGAGGAACACTCGCATGTACAAGCAACTGATTAACATCCAGGGACGCCTCAACACAGAAGGGCATGCAAGAGATCCTCTCTACTACGAAGAGACCACGGTGACAGGGTCGGACCAGACAGCCGCACCTCTGAACCCGGCCCAACAAGTGAACGGTCTGGCAATGGTGAACCATGCGCTCTACATGGCACAGCTGAACCCATGCCTGGGGGTGAATCCGCAGCTTTTGGCCGCACCGAACCCAAACGCACAGTTGAACCCTGCCATTCCATTGCAGATGGAGTATGTCGAAAACTACCAAAAACGTTTTGTCCTCCACAATGACACAGCGTATTATTATGATGAGATCGACAATCGCCGATGCCCAAACACAGTCCATCTGGGAACCTGGAACCACTACAACGCGGTTGGAGGAAAGCATGAGCTCCCTCTCAGCGAAGGGTGGTTCCAAGGTGAACCGGACGGGCGGGTGAGAGTGTATGCAAACGGGAACGGCCATGAGTACAATCACCGGAACCTTAAAGACATTAAGGTCGCAGGGGAGTCTGCGGTCATCGAATGTCTGGAATATGGGAAGCAACAGATCAAAATGTTTCACATACTTCCGGGGATGGTGGCAAAAATGGAGTTCCGGTCAATGTTGCACGCGACAATGGACCCGAAGAAGTTGAACAAATTGCTCCTAGCCCAACACGCGAACCCAGAGCTGACCAGAGCAAATATGATGGTCATAGCAGATGCAAAGACACTGCGAGAAGCACAGGAGTTGGAACAGGAGGTGGGGAGGCTTGGATCCTTGGCGCAATTAAGAGTATCGTATCTGACCGATCCGAGACTCCATTATTACTGGCGCCTTTTTATGACATGTTCGTCACGAAAAAGTCGGTCCATTATGCTATTCCCGCCGTACATGTTCGGGAGACTACTAAGGCGATGGGCCCACGCAAAACTGGCTAAAAAGCCAGAAGAGGTTGAAATCCCAGTCATGCCAACGGCAGACGAAACGATCCACGCAGGGAGTGTCCTGTGGAAATGGGGAAAGAAATTTTTCCAGACATGCCGGAGGGTGAAGGAGTACCTCTGGCCGGCGAAGAAGACACTGCGTGAGCGCATGTCAGAAGCCGTAAAAGAGAGAGCGATCAAGCTCATGGATAAAGGAGGGGACTGGAAGTCGAACATGAGTCTGAGGTTACTCACCTGGAAAAACTGGGTGCTCAGGCAGTTTCGGCGGCCAATCGTGGTAAAAACGGTTCTAGTGACGGGAGTGTTGCTAACCGCTTTGGTCTACATACGGATGCGTCGCAAGCATGCCACCGTGACAATGATCAATGACCGCGATCCCGAAAATTTCACGCAAGGGAAGTTGGCGCAGACGTGGCTCTACAGAGAGGATCGGAACGGTTTCGTGGTGGGTGCAAGGAATATCTCCTTCCCACCGGCGGCGTTTCCGAAACTCAATTTTGCCATGAACACAGAGAAGGAGCAAGCACGACTTGAGAAAGACAAGTTTGTAGCCCCCGTGCCTTCAGAGACCGTAAACCCCGAAAAATCATACTACTATTCAGTGAATGATCTTGCGGTCGAGAATCTGGAGTCGAATGCGTACAAGAAAATGGTCATTTATGAACCATGTTTCTCAACGTGTGCGATGCTAGAAGGAGGGGCTCTGTATCCAAATGAGCGCTCGGTCAAATCGGGGCCGATCATCAAAACAATGGAAACAGAAGTCATTTCGTACTGTGTCGATCATCGCAACCCCAAAAACGCGATCGCCGCACTGTTCGCCCGACAACTGAGCGTTAAGACGTCACCTAGCCCTCAAATCAAGCGCGAAATGTTAGCGTATCTGAGAGATGTGTGGAACCCATCGAGGAACTACAACTTCACAGACGCCGACTTTGAAACGTTTGATGATTACATCGAGAGGCACAAAAATTGGGGGAAGAACAAGGTGCGAAAATACCGGACAGCGTGGGAATTGTTTCAAGGGTACAACAACGGGAATGAAGACGAATTTGATTATTCCGACCCCAAGAACCAGCTCCACATCGATGCTTTCGTGAAATCGGGAGAGGAGAATCTGACACAGGTGAGGGTAGGTCTGGTCCCAAAAATCAAGGCAAGGCCCCGAAACATCGGCGCAATGAGGATGGAGTATCTTTTCGTCCATTACCTACAGCACCTGCTAATCAATCAACAGGCTAGAACTGAGAAGGATTTTTCCTCAGGAAAAACGCTGTACGAATACCAAGAGATGGCGAGGAAAGCAACGAGGGGGATTAAGCAGCCGGTCCACATCAGCACAGATTTCAGCGCATTCGACTCACTTCAATACAAGTGGCTGATGGACGGGGTGGACAAGCCGTATTGGGAACATGCCATAAAATTTTTTGAGAGAAAATTCGATTGGTGGACGCCCAAACACTCCGAACTCACATTACGGACTGCAACACAGGACGTGATTTTGAAGTATGCCTACAAAGGGATCCGCATCCTGACTGTATGGCTGAACGGCACCACCCCATCGGGTCACGGCCCAAAAACAACCGACGGGAACACGAAAAGAAATAGATTCGTCCAGGACTTCATCAACCATAAAAGTGGGTTGACCAAGTACAACAGATGGTTATCTGGGGATGATTTCTATATGGTGCTGGAGAAGAAAGATGTGCAAGCGTGGGTGGAGACGGCGAAGATGATGTACGTCGACAGCAACCGACATGAATCGAAGGGAACCGGGTGGATATGCAAACAAATCAAGATCCAGCCGAACCCTAGGACGTCGAGGATGGATTTCGTCTCGAAGTTGACGGTGGATTCTGCGGGAGGGAAGCTCGTTTTGCGGGACTGGGTGAAGGTCCTGTTCAACTCGCGGTTCTACATTGGTTCAGACCAGCGGATGATACGGGAACCCGAGCTGCACCGGGAAGCAGTATGCCGATCGAATTATGGCATCTATCATGACATGTACTATCTCGGAGAGTACTTCAAGCCCGCCCAAAAGAAGTCGAAGGCAGTGGAAGCACACCTCAGGAGCAAATGGTTCGTGCCAGGATCGACAAAGCACAACTGGGCCAACGCAACGGTGAATGAAGCGCGAGAGCTGCACCTGTACGCGAAACTGAACGGCATACCCATGACCGCCATTCAGGCCCAGAGCATCTTGGCCCAGTATCGGGAAAATGCGTCAGTGATCTATTTCACGAACGAACGACAGATTGACGCAATGATCGGAATGAGGGTGACCATGAGAAGAGGTGAGTCAATAAAACTTATGTCAAAGAAAATTGAACGACAGCTGCTCTTGGGACAAAATCCCCGGAGACGCATCACAAAAGACACAAACCTCGAAATCCGCCATGGACATGTGAAACGGTTTTTTGCACAAACAAACTCTGTTTCAACTTCATTGCGGGCAAGATTTTGGCGACTCGATTTTTTGAATCTGAGGTACTCACTGTACGAGTCGGCATACCCGAATTCAAAGACCAGTTCCTTCGTGCCGAATTATGGGACCGCAATCGGAGCAGACAGTTCCATGTGGCGCGAACACAGAACAATCACCATGACGTTGGAAATAACCTCGGCCGAAGCACCAATGACGCGGCAAGGGAGTTTTTACGTTTTGGAAAGCACCCGCGACAACATTTCCCCATCCGATCTGATGTTGAACACGAGCACAAGACTGTTCGACGTCGGTAAAGGAATATCGCACTTCATGAGACCGAACATGTTGAACAATGAACTGTTCAAGCCACACGATGGACCTGCCACTGAGAGCACACCGCGGTATCTTTATGTTTACGCGGACGGACTCAGCTCAACACACGCGATGAGGGGCGTACTCACGATCAATTATGAATACATCCCTAAAGTCGTATACGCCCATCTCTCACCACCACAACTCGCAGCAACGAAAGATCTGCACAAGATCCCATCCAACAAGGTGGAAAAGAGCAATGACCAGCCCAAACAAAAACTGCTCATCGACACGGTACCTAGCCAGCCCAAGACAAAAAAGAACAAAGGGATCCGATACACACGGGCACCAGGGCGCGGACTCCGTACAGGCATAGCTGAAGATTTCGTGAACCTGTTCAACAATGTGGCTAGCACCGCAGGAGAGTCACTCGGAGCGAACATTGGACCAATTCTTCCGAACGGGTTCAAGAGACAGAGAAGGCGCAGGGTCAGAATGAGGAGAAGCGGAGCAAATCTCCCTAGAGGATGGAACCGAATGACCAAAGGACAGAAGAAGAGGTGGTTGAGAAACATGATGCAGCAAGTAGGCGGCGTCTTGGAAGGACACCACATGTCATGGTTCGATGGGAAAAAGGAAACCGGCATTCCGAAAGTCAATTGGATATCGTACGACGGGACAACGTTCACCTCACTGAACCTAAGCCCCATCATCGATGTCGACCTCATCAAATACGTCTCAGACGGGACAAACTTGTTGGAAGGCACGGAGAAGAACGAGTACCTGTTGGAAACAGTTCCACCAGCAAACCTCGTAACGAAAGGAGTAGAAGAGGCGAAGCGAATCGATCTCGATCAAGAACGTCCCGACGGGAGTTCTGGAGAAGGGAACGGAATAGATTCGTAACAAAACGGTAAGTCGAGGTCACACTCGCACACTAGGCTCAGTCTGAGCAAATCGTAG